GGCGCGAGACCCGCACTTTAGGGCTAGTTGTGAATTTTTATAACGACCGCAATGATTAGTAAATTTGCTTCTATGGCGAAGCTGCCGCTGGAAACTTACGAGGGTGTCGACCTGGACCCGGCGAAGTGGGTAAACGCAAAGTCGGTGCAAGAGGCGAGCGAGAAACTAGGCGTTGGTTCCAAGCAGCTACAAGAGTTGGCGGACCTACAGCTAGTGCCACACTATAGAATTTCGGGAGGGCCGCCTCGATTCGCGATGCAGCCGCTTAGAGATTGGATCGCTGCTAACCTGGTTGAAACGTACCTCGGAAAGTTCCTGCCGACGCAGGAGGTTGAGACCATCACAGTGGAAAGGCCACGTAGCATTCCGCCGGAGCTCAGGGGTATTAGGGGACTCACCATTGCCGGTCCGTTATGCAGATGGCCGGGGATCTATTTTCTGACCGATGAAGACGAAATCGTGTATGTCGGAAAGGCGGACGAGGTATGCAAGCGGTGCGGGGCTCACACTGACAAGATATACACAGGCGCCTTCAGCGTCCCTTGTCACGAGAGCGCACTTTGTCAGGTGGAATCAGACTATATCAAGGCGTTCCTGCCGAAATATAACCGTTGTTCTGTCGCGCTGTCAGCAAAAAGGAAAAGAGATCACGCGCTGGCTGAAAAAAATAGCCTATGAAATACAACCGCACCAAAGACGCAATCCACCAGCTGCTCACCGGCGCCGGGCTCCTGCTCCTGCTCCTGCTGCTCGACATCCTCGGGAGGTGGCTGACTTGAGATGACCAGCCACATTCAAGCCCTCCTGGATTAGGCGGGAAATGTTCACTTACGATGATACTTTCCGCAGAGTTCGATCTACCTTCAAGGTCAAGCTCTCTTCCTGCCACCTGTGCAATAGACGGTTCCAGGACGGAGAAAAGGTTGCTCTCGCGGGTGGAATAAAGGGGCACACAAATAAGGTGCTCTGCGATTCATGCGCCGAGAGCCTACAATCACCGTGAATGACTTCCAAAAATCCGAGGCGTAATGCCAGAAATCCCAGCCATCGGAAAGAAGCCCGGGAAAGTTGTCGGCGTGGTCGATTTCTGCAAAATCTTAGGCTGCAATCGCCAGCGGTTTTACGAGTGGAGCGAAGCGGGAATGCCGACCGTGAAAGAAGGGCGGACACTCAAGGCGGACGTCGGAAAAGCGGTGCGATGGAAATTCGAGGAGTTCAAGCGGGAGTTGGTCGGCGAGCCCGGCACCGGCAGCGAGAACGGTGATTCCGAACCATTGGAGCATCCAACGATTGAACTCGCGAAGCTGAACAAAGCCCGGCGCGAAAAGGTGCAACGCGAGATTGCCATGATGGACGGCGATCTCTTGGCGCACGATGAAGTTGCGCACGAATGGTCGGCGATGGTCGTCGCGGCCCGCTCGAAGTTCTTGGCGCTAGGTGCCAAGCTTGCCCAGCGACTCGCTGCGAAGACCGACCCGGCCGAGATCAAGCAACTGATCGATAAGCAAGTCCGGCGAGCGTTGGACGAGATGGCAGAGAGACCGGTAACAGATGCTAGCGGACCTACTAATCCTTGACCGTAATGTCTGGCGGCCTCCACCGGATCTGAAGGTTTCGGAGTGGGCAAACCAGCATCGACGGCTTTCGCCAGAGGACAGCGCGGAGCCCGGTGATTTCGACATGGATCGAACGCCGTTCATGCGGGAGATACTCGACACCGTCATCGACGAGCGGGTGCAGCAAACGTGGCTGAAGAAAGGCGCTCAGATCGCCTACACGACGAACCTCTGCAACATTCTCGGCTACTTCATCCACCAGCAACCGGCGCCGATAATGATGCTGATGCCGACGCTTGCGCTAGCAAACATGCTCTCGAAAGATCGGCTATCCACGATGATCAGGGATTCTCCCGTCCTTGCCGGTCTGATCGATGAAAGCACGAGGATCAGCGGCAATACGTTGTTATACAAGAAATTCCCCGGCGGTCACATCACGCTAGCCGGCGCGAATTCCCCGGCGTCTCTGCAATCGAGACCGATCCGGGGCGTTTTGTTTGACGAGGTCGATCAATACAAAGCAGGCGTGGGTGACCAAGGCGACCCGATCCTACTGCTCGAGGAGAGGACAGCGACGTTCTGGAACCGCTTTTTCTTCGCCGGTGGGACGCCAACGACGCGGAAGGCGTCACGAGTGAATAAGGGTTGGGAATCCGGCGACAAGCGGTTTTATCACGTTCCATGCCCATCGTGCGGCGAGTTGATCCGGTTGATTTTCGAGCCCGAGGAGAAAGGGCGGCGGCAACTCTGCGTGGACGAGGATTCGAAATACTTCGGGCAATATCTGTGCCAGGCGTGCGACGAATACATCCCCGGCGAGCATCAAATCGAGATGCTGAGTGATGAGTCGATGGGTGGCAGCGCCAAGTGGATCCCCACAAAGGAATTCGAGGGCATCGCAAGCTTTCACATTTCCAAGCTCTATTCGCCGTGGGTGACTTGGGAGGAATTCGCTATCAAGCACAGCCAAACGAAGGACGATCCAGAACAGTGGAAAACCTTTGTGAACCTCTCGCTTGGCGAATGCACCGAGGACGCCGCCGAGCGAATCGATCCGGAAAGCCTGCTCGTGCATCGACAGAAAAACTACGGGCCGAACAGCCTGCCCGATGAGGTGCGCGTGATCACGGCCGGCGGGGACACACAAGACGATCGCATCGAACTCGAGGTTGTCGGCTGGGGCGCCGGCGAAGAATCGTGGTCGATCGATTACCGGACGTTCTGGGGCAACACGGCCGAGTTGCAAGTCTGGCGCGATCTCGATGAGTATCTCGCGAACACCGAGTTCCAACGCATCGATGGTCGAATCTTGCGCGTCCGGGCGATGCTGCAGGACTCCGGCGGCCACCGGCGCGACCAGGTGTATGCATTCTGCCGCGGGAAGGCGCGGCGCAAGGTTTACCCTTGCAAGGGTGCGAGCGCCTACGGGAAGCCCGTGCTCGCCGGAATGACACGGCAAAAAAAGCAGCACGTGAGGCTTGTGAACATCGGGACCGACACCGCAAAGGAACTGATCTTCGGTCGCCTTGAATTGGGAGGCGACGGTCCGGGCCGGTGCCATTTCCCGCTGAGCTACGATGAAAAGTATTTCCAGGGGCTCACCAGCGAGGAAAAGAAGGACGAATACCGGCAAGGATCGCACATCGGCGTCTGGATGCCGCGAAAGGATCAATTCGGCTCCGAGATACCGAATGAACCGTTGGATTGCCGGGTGTATGCGTTGGCGGCGCTCCGGATACTGCCGATCAATCTGAGTGCGTTCCGGCGCCAGGAAACTGCAGAAACTCCACGAAAACCCGAGGAAACCGAGGAAAAAGGGGCTCAACCTGCGGAAAAACCTCGGGAAAAGCCAGTTTTCCGGCGGAATCCCAGAGCGAGTAGGCGCAAATCGTGGATGAATAGATAAGTCTGCCTGTAACCGCTGAAGTTACAGTTGTAACTCCAAAAGTTACGGGCGCAAACGTCCTAACTTAGGGCGATGGCGATACCGGGAACTATCTATCAGAACACCAGCGCAGAGTGGTCCTACAGCTACACGGGATACTCGGACGCGGACGGGTGGGCTTCGGCTGTGGTGCTGCGGTCAGGCACTGAGACGGCGAGTTTCGCGGGCGTGGCAGATGGTAGCGGGTGGAAGGTGAGCGTGACGGCGGCGGCATCCGCGGCCGTGACGGCCGGCGAATACACGGCGAGCGTCGTCATGACGAAAGGCGCCGAACGCGAGATCGTCCAAGTCCAAAAAATGTGGGTGCTGGCGGACCCGGCGGGAACGCCGGCCTTAACGCAATGGGAAACCGATCTTGCGGCCGTCGATGCCGCGATTCGCGCCGTGGTGGCCGGCAAGGGCGCTAAATCCTATTCGATCGGGACCGTCAACGGTAGCTCACGGCAACTCGAGAACATGGAGTTATCCGAACTGCGCAGCCATCGTTCCTGGTTGCTAGGGCAGATCAATATCGAACGCCTACGCGGCGCCGGCAAGCAGACGACCTACCGGAGAATCAAATCATGCTTGGCGTAAACGGACACGTGAACGGTGCCAAAGTGAACGGGCGCCGGCGAACATTTTTCAATCCTGAGACCGGGCGGCTGAAGGTGACCGGGCACCGGGCCTCGAGCAACGGCAACAAGCGCAAGCCGCCGAGTGCGGCCCGGCGGCGCTATTTCGATATCGGCCAGGTGTCGGAAACCCTGGGCTGGAACGTCGACGATGTCAGCGCAAACGCGGCGATCTATCAGAACCTTTGGCTGATGAAGTCCCGGGCTCGGGACTTGGCGCGGAATAACGATTACGTGCGCCGGAGCCTACAAATCTTTGACAACAATGTCATCGGGCCTCTCGGCTTTACGCTGTCGTGCAAGCTTCGGGACGGCAACGGGAAGACGTGCGATCGTGGATTCCGTTCGAAACTACATGCGGCATGGAGCCGGGCCGGCAAGTTGCGCAACCGCCCGACGACTAACGGACAACTGACGCGGAAGGATGCCTATTCGCTCTGGTTTCGGACGCTGATCGTGGACGGCGAGGTCATCGTGATTGGCAAGCCTGGGTTTGGCAACGAAGCCCGCTGGAGCCTGCAATTCATCGACACGGCCCGCCTCGATCATAGGCTGAACCAGATTGCGCCGAACGGAAACCGGATCATCATGGGCGTCGAGGTCGACGCCGACGATGCGCCCGTTGCGTATTGGTTTCTCAACCGGCTGCCATCGGATCTTGTGTTTCCGTATCAGAGCGACCCGCAAGAACACCAGCGGATTGAGGCGCGCTACGTCAATCACACGTTTGTTGTGGAGCGCCCGGGCCAAAGTCGCGGGGTTTCGTGGTTGGCGAGTCCGGCGACCCGGGCGCGACACCTCGACCAGTTCGAGGAAGCGATTGTCGTAGGCTCTCGGGTGGCTGCCTCTAAGATGGGTTTCTACGTTCCGGACGAAAATTACGAGGGCCAGGCGCCAGGGGACGAGGATCCCAGCGACCCGGCCGGCGATCTACGGCAGGACGCAGAGCCCGGGACGTTCGAAGTGATTCCTCGCGGCATGACGGTGGAGAATTTCGACCCGAACTATCCTCCCGGAAACCTCGAGGAATTCCAAATTGCAATCCTCCGCGGCATCGCGTCTGGCATCGGCATTGATTACGTGTCAATCTCCAACAATCTCAAGGGGGTAAACTATAATAGCCTGCGAAGCGGTGCTCTCGAGCAACGCCCGATTTACGAGGGGTTGCAGAACTTTGTAATTGATCACTTTGTCGACTGGGATTTCCGGCAGTGGGGCGCCGTGCAAGACTTGAACATCGATGCATATCCGGGAGTGAACCGGAGGAAATTGCGCTCCATGATGGAGTTAGACTCCTATGGGTTCGATGGCCGCAAGTGGCAGTGGGTGGACCCGGAGAAAGAGGGGAACGCCGAAATCAAGGCGATCGAGATGAAACTCAAAACGCGCGCCATGGTGATCCGCAACAAAGCTAACATCGAGCCCGATCAGATGTTCCAGGACATCGCGGACGAGGAAGCCGAGCTAGAAGAACTCGGAATCGAGACGCCAACAATTTTTACCAAACCAGATGCAAGCAATGAAAATGAAAGCACCGAAGAAGAAACCGGCGAAACCGGCGAGGCCGAAGACGACGCTGACGCGATCCTTTCCGGGGACGATTGAGAAAATCCGGCAGGACGGTGAGGCCGAAGGCGCCGAGTTGCCACGCTTCCGGGTGTCGTTTTCGTCGGATCGGGAAATCGAGGTCTTTCCGCAGTTTTTTGAAATTCTCGGGCACGGTGCCGGCGAGGTGCGACTGAAGCGATTCGAGTCTGGCAATTCGCCGGTGCTCTGGAATCACGACCGGTCCCGGCAAGTCGGGCGGATCACGGGCGTCGAAGTGAGAGACGGCCGCGGGCACGCGGAAATCCAAATCTCCCGCAATGAGACGCGGCTTTTAAGCGACATCGAAGACGGGATCGTCCGCAATACAAGCGTCGGCTACAAGATCCACAACGAGCGACTCGAGGAGCAGGAAACCGGCGAGGGCGGCAACCGTATCGTCTCCAGGGTGACGGACTGGTCGCCGATTGAGATATCTTTCGCGCCGGTGGCCGCCGATGATTCGACCGGGCTCGGGAGGTCCGAGGAGGAGACCGAGGCGCGGACGCGCTACATTGAGAGCCTTTGCGCAAACGTCCTTACTTCCATCAGATCAGGCGAAACTGAAGACGCCGACAAAAACGAACCAGAAATCGAAATGGCAAAAGAACCAACAGCAACGCCTACAGCCACGATCACGTTGGACGAGGCAGACAAACAGCGGGCCGATGCGGTCCAGGACGGAGTGGCAAAAGACCGCGCCCGAATGGCCGAGATCAACAGGATCGGGAAAGAATGGGATTGTCCGGACGACGCCCAACGAGCGATTGAAGACGGAACGTCCGAAGCGGATTTCCGGCGAGCGGTCATGGAAAAGGTGCACAAAACGCGCGCCGGCGGCCCGAGCGGTCAAGAAATCGGAATGACGCCAACCGAGGTCAAAACCTACAGTCTTTCGCGGATGGTCGAGGCGATCGTAAACGGCAGGTGTGAAAAGGACGCGCCGTTTGAATTTGAGGTTTCCAAGGCGATCAAGGAACGATCTGGAAGCGGCGACTCGGACCGGATCGCGATCATGCCGGAAGCATTTGTCAGGGGATCGCGCGCGGCGAGTCAACACCGCGAACGCGCAGTATTCTCTCTGACGGGAGGCGCCGGAAACGCCGATGCAGCAAACATCGATCCGCCTGAGTATCATCCGGAGATGTTTATCGATTCGCTTCGGGAGACGACACCCTTTCTCGGCATGGCATCGATGCTAGGCGGGCTCGTGGGATCAGCCGTGACGATTCCGCGAGAGCTGACGAATCCCGCGTTTTACTGGGTTGGAGAAGCCACGGAACCGACCGAAGGCGACTATACTCTCGACCAGTTCACGCTGGCGTTCAAAACGATGGGTGCTCAGATTCCGTTTACGCGGACGGCCGGCAAGATCACGTTGCCTAACATTGATACGCTGCTTTCGAATTCCCTGCGAACGGGCATTGGAATCGAACTGGAAAAGAAGGCGTTCAACGGCGGGGGAACTACCGATCCGCAAGGAATCATCGGCGCAAGTGGAGTCGGCGACGTCGCCGGGACCGCGCCGACTCTCGCGCTATTGCTCGATCTGGAGCAAGCGCTAGGGGATGCGAACGCAGACACCGGGCGCGCGGTTGGATTCACGAATTCCCGCGGCAAGCGGCTGTTGCTCTCCACGGCGAAAGTAGCGTCAACCGATAGCGTGATGCTAGGAAGTCGCGTCCCAGGGCGCAACGCCGTTGATACCGATATCGGGACTTTCGAGGTCACGAACAACGTTCCGAATGACCTGCAAGTCGGCAACGATAAAAGCGCCTATGTGTACGGAATCCCGGCATTTTACTTGTTTGGATTCTGGGGCGGCGTGGAATTTTCCCGAGACACCGCAACGCACGCGGACACGGGAAGCGTTGTTCTCCGGGTGTTTGTCGATGTCGACGGCGACGTCACGCAGGCCGCCAACTGGGCGCAGATGGATGACATCACGTAAGTTTTGGCAAACCAACCAACCAAATTATGCCAGCAAAAGACCAAGTCGAAATTGTAATCACCTCCCCTTGTAAATTCAATGGAGAAAGGCAGGCTCGAGGCGCCGAGCTGACGGTCTCGAAATCCGATGCCGGCATTCTGATCGGCGCGGCGAATCGAGCGGCCATGAAGGGGAGCGTGAAAGCAGACACCGCGAAAGCGAAAGCGGCATCAGAAGCGAAAGCGAAAGATGCCGCTCCGGCCAAGACAGCAAACCCAAGGAAGTAAGCATGCCTATCGCTCCCGACATTCTCGATGTGACAGCAACGCAGTTTGCGGAAGACGTCACTTTCGAGTTAGTCGAGGATGATACGCTTGTGCTCGATGGTGAACTTGTTGCGCTGGATGGTGCGGCGCTTGGTCTCGGAGACGTTGCGGACAGCGGCGAGTTGCAGACACTAAGCGCTATTGTCGATGACGCGGACATTCCCGAGGAGAGCTCGGAACGTTCCGTTGTGCGGAAAGCGCGCGATGTGACGCTGAACGACACCGATGCCGCGGGCATCCTCAAAGGGGATTTTGTGCGCGCGACCGGCGAACGATTGCGGATCGTAGACAAGTGGCACGATAGCGGTCAATCAACCTATTCCTGCAGGGTCGTCGCATGATCAAAGCTCTCGACATACGCGACAAGCTGAAAGTTTTGCTGCCTACGGTGGCCGAGATCGCTGCAATGGGGATCACGGTCGTATCCGTCGGGAAAATGGATGCCGTCGACACCTACCCGGCGGCATCCATTTATATTGAGTCGATCGATTCGGACCTGGGGTCACGTGATTGCCGGACGCGCGAACCGATTTTCCGGGTGGACATCTGGGCCGAGGATACGGTCGACGCGGAAAAGGTGCTGCTCGAAGCCGGCGCGGCCGCGGAAAAGGCGATCGAGGCCGCGAGACTCACGGATTTTGCCGACACCAATCTGCATTTTGTGGGCGGTCAACCGTTGAGAAACGAATTAGCCGAAAACACTCAAGGCGGCTGGAGCTTCGCATTTCAGGCCAGCTACGGCGTAAACATCACAATCTAACAAAGTATAAGCCATGCCAGCAGGAGAAAGAATTAGAGGGATCGACGGAGTCATTGAGATCTTAAACGAGGCAAGCGCAAGCCAAGGGGAAATTCCATGCCTTTCGAGTTGGGAACTTTCGATTGCGGCCGCGACGCAAACCGTTCCGACTCTATGTATGCTTTCCAATTCCGATGGCGGAAGCGCGGCAGCCGGAGGTTGGGACCGTAACTATCTGGAGAGTAAATCCTGGTCGCTCACTGCCGAATTTGCCTGGCAAGAAGACGACACCGCCGGCGCAGCCGCGGCACTCGATCCCATTGACGTCGGATCACGAGTGCAGACTCTACTCTACCCGAACACCAAGGACGTCGGGAAAGTCGAATATCGCGGATTCGCGATCATCACGGACATCGGCGTTCCGTCCGAGGCATCCGGCGAGGTGCGGCAGACAATCTCATTCACCGGCGACGACGATCTCAGCAGAGCACTCGTTACCTAACCGGGCCGTGCGGCCCAAATCTAACCAACCAGCAACCACCCAACCATGGATGCATTAGAACAACTCGAGAAGCATCAGCGTCTGCTGGGAGCTATCAGGATTGACTTCGAAGAAATCGGCTTTCCTGTCTTCGTCAAACCGCAAACTTTCCGCGAATCTGTCGAAATCGGGAGGGCGCGGCGTGACGGAAAGAAAGACGAAGCTCTGATTTACGCCAACCTTATAGCGAAAAAAACACTGCTCGAGGATGGTGAACCGGCATTTCCGAACAAGGATTCCGAGGGGAAGTTGAGGAACGTTGAAAGGTTACTGGTCGACAAAGTTCCGCGCCACGTCGTTGACGGTTTGCTCTCTGCGATCATCGGCGGTGATCCTGACGAGGTAGCCGAACAAGTCGAGGACATCGAAAAAAAGCCGGACACGCCGGGCGAAGTCTCCTAGAAATCTGCTACGCTATCGCGGACCGGCGGCGCGTTCCGGTGGGCACGGTGATTGATGGTCTCCCGTGGATTGAGGTTGCCTCGTGGGCGGCGTATTACGGGCTACTAGAGGCGCAAACGTCCTAACTTAAGGCGATGGCGAAAACCGCTAAATGGACGATTGAGGCGCAAGACAAGTCGTCTGCTACGCTCGGCAAAATCGATAAGAATTCCAGCAAGCTCGACAAGACGCTCAAGGCGCTGGGGCGGTCCGGCAAGGTTGCTCTGGGTGCGGTCGCGGTGGGCGCGACGGCCGCGGATGCCGCCGTTTCCACTCTCACGGCGGCAACCGCAAAGCTCACTTCCGAGGGGCTCAAAAACGTCGATGCCACCGCGAAACTCTCTGACCGGATCGGAATATCAACGGAAGCTCTCGTCGGTCTGCAGCACGCAGCCGAACTCACCGGCGCCGGATCGAAGGTGCTGGAATCCTCCCTCGGCGCGATGTCAAAGCGACTTGGCGAGGCGGCGCAAGGGTTCGGCTCCGGCAAGAAGGCGCTGGATGCTATGGGGCTGTCGGCTAAAGATCTCATCGGGCTGCCGGTTGATAAGCAGCTGGGCATTATTGCCGATAGGGTCAAGGGGTTTTCGACGCAGGCCGAGAAAGCGGCTGCGGTCTCGGGCCTTTTCTCTCGCGCCGGGCTCGCCTTGGTCAATACGTTGGAACTTGGCTCTGATGGCTTGCGGGCTGCGCAGGAAGAAGCGGAAGCTCTCGGACTAACATTTTCCCGCATCGATGCATCCAAGGTCGAGGAAGCGACAGACGCGCTCGCACGGGCGCGGACGATTTACACAGGATTGAGCAATCAATTAGCGGTCGCATTGGCGCCGGCAATTCAAAATGTTTCCGAACGCATCCTGGAAATGGTGCAGGAGTTGGGCGGTTCTGCCGAGGTGGTGGACGTTCTGATCGAGCGTCTAGACGGCATCATTCAGCCGATTCTGAACTGGATAAACGCCGGGCAAAATCTGAGGACACGTTGGGAGATCGTTCTGGAGGGCTTTAGCGCGGCGTTTTTCAAACTCTCGGCAGAATTTGACACGTTCGTCGACAAGACGGTCCGGGGGTTCGTCAAACTTATAAAGGCGGCGGATAAGTATGCTAACGCTATCAAGAACGCAACTTTCACCGGGAGGCTGCTTCCGGATTTCGAGACCGACACGAGCGGGCTTGTGGGCTTTGCTAGAGGAGCGCGACGGGCGCGCGACACAAATCAAGCGCTGCTCGATTCATCGCTCGATACAGTCACGGACCTGGAAGAGGAGTTGCGCAATCGGGAACCATTGGATTTCAGCGATCTTTTCCCGGAACGCATCACAGGACCGGAGTTCGAGCCAGGCGCCAGCGGTCCGGAACAGTTGCGGCGCGAGCGTCCACCCGGCGCCGATGATGGCGGATTGATCCCGGACGAACCGGAAGTCTTCAAGACGGATTTTGGCGATTACATCGACGGCGTCGGCGAAGTGGTAGACATCACGCAAGAGGCGAACCATCAAGTTGACGAGCGGATCAAGAAATCCGATGAAGAGGAATTCGCGCTCAAGGGCGTAGCTAAATCCTATAGCGATCTTGCGGCACAAATCGCGACGACGACAAGACTCGTTGAGGAAGCCGATTGGGGACATGATGACCTGGAAATCGCCAAAACTCGATTAGTGCAACTCGAAGCGCAGGCGGCAAGCTCAGTTCCGGTGATGGAACGGGCGATGGAGAGTTTCGGGCGCGTGACGGGCTCAGTTTTTCAGGACTTCCTTCGCACCGGTAAATTCGCTTTCGAGGACTGGGCGGCCGCGGCTGTGTCGGCAATCGCCCGAGTCATCGCGCAACAGGTGATCTTGAACGCCTTGCAAAATTCGAGTTTCGGCAGCGGTGCCTTTGGGCAGTTTCTCGGCGGGGTTTTGCAAAACCTCGAGGGTGGCGGCTCTACGGGAAGCGGGCCTCGGAGCGGTGGCGTCGACGGACGCGGGGGATTTCCGGCGATCCTGCATCCTGACGAAACGGTGATCGATCACCGGCGCGGCCGGTCATCCGGCGGAATGTCGGGTGGATCGCACATCACATACCAGACTAACAATATTCAGCCGGGCGTTTCGCAAGAGATGATTCCGCAAATTATCGAAGCCGCATCACAAGCGGCACTGGCGCAGATCTCGGACATCAATTTCAGGGGAGGCCAGCGGGCGCGATAATGGCAACGCATCTTTACGAAACAATCCAGACGTTCCCGGCCGGGATCCACATCGCGGACGTGAATATAATCCCTGTCACGGCAACCGGTGGCGTGCAATCGCCATACACGTTTCACACTGAGGCGCAGAATTTCGGCGGGCAATCGTGGCAGATGAGTCTCAACTTTCTGCCGCAGGAAAGAGCGGCGGCCGGCGTGCTGGAAGCCTTTATGATGTCACTGAATGGCACTGTGGGGCGCTTCCAGATGGGAGACCCCTACGGGAGCGAACCAGCCGGCGCGGGCACAGGAGTGCCCCTAGTGGCAACCGCGGGCATCGCAGGACAGCAAACGATCGATCTCAAGGGATTTATCCCGAATACGCCGGGACAACTGCTCAAGGGCGATTACATCCAAATCGGGACCGCGTTTTACCGGGTTTTGGCCCGCGTTGATTCTGCCGGCGGAGGCACCGCCACGGCTACGCTATTCCCAAATCTCCGGGAAGCATACGCCGTTGATACGGCAGTGATCATCCGAAACCCTGTGGCAATTTGGCGGATGACATCGGCCACAGCAGCCTTCACGCGATCTAGGCTGCAACTCTACGGCGCCACACTGCAAGCCCGGGAGGCGCTGTAATGGGACTGCTCACAGCAGCCGCAAAAACGGTGATCGCGGATGGCAAGGCCGATATTCGGCTCCTGTTCGAATGTGATCTTGCCGAGGGAATCCAACGACTTTGGACCGGGACATTTCCGCTGGCGCACGAGGGCGAGACATGGACACCGATTGTCAACGGGCTGATCAATCTGACGCCGATCGCGGTGAGCGAAGACCGGCGGGCGAACGGGCTCGAAATCAGCGTTGCGGGGATGCCTCTCGAGGTGTTCTCGGAGCCAATCACGGTTGCGAGCTACAAGGACCGATCCGCGCGGCTGATTATGGGATTGCTCGACACGACGGGAGCGGAAGCGACACTCGTCTATTCGGTGGAGCATCGATATTTTATGGACCAGGTTTCGTTCTCTGTTTCGCCTCCGGAGGGCGGAACGGTGGTGCTGAAATTGGAAAACGAATTCGTCCACCTTACACGGACGCTTAGCCGGCGGCTCACAGATCAGGATCAGAAATCCCGATACCCCGCGGACCTGGGCCTTGAATTGGTGTCTTACCTCAACAGCGGCGTATCGATCCTTTGGGGCGAGGCGGGCGCATTTTTCAAGACGGAATGAACGAGGAGCTTACGCAATTTCTGCAGCGACCGACAAAGGCATATCGTCTCTGCCGCTATGATTGCGTCTCATGGGTCGCCGAATGGATCGAGGAAATGACGGGGATAAATCCCGATACACTAACTGCCGGTGCACGACTGGCGGTGATACGCAGTGAATTGGTTAGCCTGTTTATTGCTGCGCGCTTGCATGGGTGCGGCTGGCGCCTTGTTGACGACAAGCCCGCCGATGGGGACATTGCAGTTTACTATGACGGGACATCTCACGAGGATTTAGGCATCGGTATCGTGCGGGGCTGCCAGATACTCTTTTTCTGCAAGCCGGGAATCGGAAAGCGGGAAATCACCGGGAACGAGGAGGTCTATCGATGGGATGGGTAGGGGCATTCGTCGGTGGCTTCGCCTCCGCTTTCGGAATCGGGACTGCCGGCTCAGGCATAGCAGCAACGGCGGGAGCTATCACAGGCAGCCTTACAATTTCGGCCGGGCTGGGCGCCATCTCAGCAAGCCTTGCGTCATCCCGCGCCAAGAAAGAAGCGCGTCAATTGGCCGCCGAACTCGAAAAGAAAACGCGCGTTCGTGCGCGGGCCTCGAATGACCTGGAATCGGCCTTCAGCGTAACGACAACGCGCCGGGAGAACATCACGACGCCGGTCGCACCGCATGAAATCGGATTCGGGCGGGTGCGCAAGGGTGGGGTGCGTGTCTACGTTAACGGGACCGGGACAAACAACCAATTCCTGCATGTGATCGTGGCGTTCTTGGCCAACCAGTGCGAGCGGATCGAGGGGACTTCATTCGGAAATGAAGCGATCGAGGTTGGTCCGGCCGGGAATGTGGGGGGAACGTATCTCGGATTTGCAAAAATATTCTACGCGACCGGGGAAGACGATCAGGCGTCGATTGATTTCATCGTCACCCAGAACTCGAACTGGACTACCGATCACCGGTTACGCGGCATCACTTACGGATACTATCGGTTGACAGACTCGGCAGACCGCTTTCCGCGATTCATCCCGCGATTCATTGCAACGATTCTCGGCGAAAACCGCATTTACGATCCTCGCGACCTATCAACGGGATGGAGCGAAAACCCGGCGCTGATTTGCGCGTTCATCCTCGAGGAATATCTCAATGTGCCGCAATCGCGAATCCACCAGGCGACGCTGATTGCATCGGCGAACACTTGCGACGAGATGGTGGCGACGAAGCGGGGCGCGGCGTTTACGTGGGACGCGGTCGGGGATCGAGTCGAATCTACCGCTCACGATGTGACCGAGGGAGACGGGCTCTACATTGATTTTGATAACACGACTCTTTACCGGGCGATTGACGTTGAGGTTGACGATTTCCAGGTGTCGCTGGACGCGAACGCCGTTCCTGCGCCGGCACTGGATGCGGCGGACACTGTGTTTCCCTCTCCAGTGGCAGGACGCATGATCAATGTCACGGCGCACGGGCTCAAGGTCGGCGATCGCGTCAAGTTCACGGCGGACGCGGGAGGCGCTCCGCCTAACGTCGACCCGGTCACAGAGGGATACGCCAACCGGGCGCCGAACGGATATCTCGAGGATGGTGTCTATTTGGTGCGCGTGGTCGATGACGCCGACAATTTTCGAATCACGAATATCGAACAGAATAAATCCTATTGGTTCAACGGCGGCGGATCGGGAACGCATACATTTCAGGCAATCGATCGATGGACGGGAACGGCGGAAGATCTCGGCGCCGGCGGTGACTACCGGATTGCAAAGAAGCGGTACACGGGGAACGGGTTCACATCTCTGATCGGCGACCTTGGGAAATTGTTCGACCCGGTCGTCGCTGCGATGGCCGGTTCTTGCATCGAGAACGCCGGAGTCTACTACATCAATGCGGGCGCCTGGGTGGCGCCTGTGCTTGACGGTGCGGACGCGATCGGGGACGACGATATTGTCGGGCCGATCCGGGTGATCACCGCGGAAACGAGTGCCAGGCGCCCGAATACGGTGAAGGGCGTTTACGTGGCGCCGGACAATTTCGACCAGCCGAGTGATTTCCCAGTTGTCCAAAGTGCTGCATATCTTGCTGCGGATGGGAATGTCGTTCGGGAGTTGGACGTCGATTTAGAGTGGGTCAATGATGCGAGTCAGGCGCAGCGGGTGGCAAGCATCCTACTCGAGCAATCGCGCCGGGACATGGGGCTCGAAATGCCGGTGAATCTGCTCAAAGGGCTCGACATCAAGGCCGGCGACAATGTGAGGGTTACGTCAACTGTGCTCGGGATTGACAAGGTTTTCACGGTGTCGGAATGGGATTGGAGAATTGATATGAGCGGGGGGGCGCCTCGCTCCTTTGTTAGCCTGCAGCTGGACGAGACCTCGGAGGATATTTACGATTGGGATGCCGAGACGCAGGAGACGATCCCGGGGAGCGCCTCGACAACTCTGCCGGGCGAGAGTGTGCTGCCGTACGAGTTGACGCTGGATGGCGATACGCTGGAGTTGGATAGCGAGGTGTTGACACTGACAGACTAGCGGGCAATCATGCTCCAGATTTGAAGGTTGACGGATGCCCATCGTTTACGCCGGCGCAGGAGCGCGCGCTATCGAAGCGCATCGCGCGCGGTGATGAAGCCGCGATCAATGCGCTAGCGGAATCGCAATTGCCGGAACTCGTGCGGCAATGCAACCTCCTCGGCCGGCAGTGGTCGGTCCGGCCAGAATGTCTGATGTCGGACGGGTGGCTCGCTGCGCGCCGGGCGGCGGAACGATGGAGACCACGGCCTCGGGGCGGTCGATTTTTGCAGTATGCCCGAACGTGGATTCGGGGCGCCGTTGTGCAATCCTGCGCTCAGCAGGCGCAGCGCGCGGTGAGTGTGCCTCGGCGCCAAAAAATCCCGCCAGTAACGGAATTCCAGGCGAATCACGATCGAGCGGTGATGCCGGAGGCGCCCGGGAGCGGCGAAAAACTCAAGATTCGGCTCAGCCGGTTGGACCGGGCACTGCTCGACAATCGGCTATTAGCGGCAGCTCCCGTGACGATAGAGGCGCTTTCAGAGGTGTCTGGATACCCGGAAGCGAGACTCCGGCGGGGGGAAACTCGCCTTGTTGAGCGGCTCCGAAAGGTGGCGACAACGATCGACTCGGCACGGGAATTTTACGCCGCATTGGGCGCGTAAAGCGGGGCGCAAACGTCCTTACTTGAGTTTAGAAGATGCCCGATATCATCCGGATACTCTGCGACGCCAAAAGCGAGGTTGCGCCCGTCGACGCCAACACCGGCGCCCGCCCGTTCTGGTGGCGCGGTAGCGATCCGCATTTCGAGATTGCGTTAAAGCGCGGGGACGGATCATATTTGGCGCAGAGCGACGTTTTTTTGATCACGCTCGAAGTCAAGGCCGAGGGTGCGACGGACGCAACGGCACCGCTGATGATCGAGGAAATCGGGCCGGGCTCATGCTCTGCGACGTTCTCCGGCGCCCTATGGGACGCGAAAAGCGACGAGTTGGCAACCGTGATTTTCACCGATGCGGAAGCGGCACTCGCGGCGGGGAACTATCAATTGATTGTGCGCCACGAGGATAGCGACGGACTGAAGGAAACCTTCGCGAAGGGGATCGTGGAGGTGGTCGAGGACAACGCGGAGAATATCACGCTTGCGAGTCCCCCCTCACCGGTGACCGATTACTACAGCAAGAGCCAAATCCGGGCGATCCGCAAGGGCACGTTTGGCCGGATCGATGGCGTTCGGCGGCTAACCAATAATGATCATGACAAAATTCTTCGCACGAGTGCAACGGTTCAACTCGATCATCGAACCGTCTCGCCAGGATTTCGATGTCATATCGCCTTCGAAGTCGCGAATCTGCAACTACAGGGCGTCGATACGTCGATAGCGATTCGCGGGATCAACATTCCGGCGAGCGGCGTTCAGACGGTTACGATTGACACGGCGGCAACTGCGGGATGGGTGACGTATTACGGTGGCGGCATTTGGTGGTGGAGCGGAACGGTGACTGCGTTTACGCCGCAGAGCGATTACGGATTCACGAGCCTACAAATTTCTGATTATCTTACGCCGAACGCAGGCAATCCGATCTCCATCTGGGATCCGGTCGAAACGGGCGGCTATCAATTCACTCAACCGGACGCCGGTGCAAATGATCCGATCATGAAGGCGAGCGGGATCAATTCCCGGCGCACGCTGGAGTTCGACAATGCCACGAACAAGCATCTGGCGGTGACGTTAGGGGCGGCCGTTTCTCAGCCTGATACCGTCGTTGTTCTCGGCAAGCTCGATGCGGGCGTGGCGGCCGGGACTAACTACAATTACGTCGACTCCCTCGACAGCTTGAACCGTCGACTGATTCGTGCGAGATCGACTCCGGATAGCGATTGGAGAACCGGCGGCGGCGGTGGGCAATGGATGGATGGCGGGACGCGCGATACCGGCTGGCATCTGTTCGAGCTGATCATGGCGACGCCTAACGGGGAACTCAAAATCGACAACGTTTCCGAGGCCACGAACGCCGGTATCGGAGCCCAGACGGCGCCGTCATTTATCATCGGCAACGATGAGAGCAAGGGCGGCGCAGGCTCTCGATTCCATGGCGAAATTGCTTTGTTCGGGCATGTTGTGGGGGCTTGGGACGGAACGGCGCGAACAAATTTTTACACTTGGATTAACACCTATTACGGGCTTTCACTCCCGACCGCTTAACAATGTCTATCAATTCAGACTGGAACGGAGGCGCGGGGCCGCCATTTGCAAGGAGCGCGGTTCAATTTCATTTGCATGCCGGGCAGAGCAACGCGGGCGGCGGAAGCAATGCAAAATTTGAGACAGATATCCTGGCGCATGATGCTGACGACGATTTGTTGTATTCGATCAAGCATGATGCTGGAGGCAATCAAGCGTGGGGCGATATTCGAGGATGCCCTACAACGGAAAGATTTGGAGCCGGCCCGCAATTCCTCCGGCGGATGTTTGACCAGGACGAAAAAACTTGGTGCTCGATGACATATTGCCGAACTGGTCAGGGGATGGAAAGCGGCGGACCGGATTCCGGATGGCTTACGGGAACGTCCCTGGAGGATACAAATTGTCTGGCCGTTCTCGACGATTTCGGCGAGTTGTTAGGATATGCCGGAGGGCACGCAAACCCGATTCATCTCGATCTGTTTTCGTGGTATCAGGGAGAAACGGACGCAAGCACACAAGCCGTGGCGGATCGATACAAGCAGAATTTTTACGAGCTTGTTTCGCGAATGAACGCGAAGCTGATCACTTGGGATTTCCTGGTGCTTATCAAGATCAACTCGATTGGATACGGCGACCGGGTCGGATTCGATGAAGTCAACGACGCGCTCGATGAAATCGCCGCGGAGCTCGACAACTGCGTTGTGATCGACACGGAAAGCGCGTCCATGGATGGCGTCATTCCGTCCAGTCACCACGATAGTGAAGGGCAATTACTGGTCGGCGAAAGAGCTTTTCAAGCATACTATAACGCAACGCGGCTTCCGGTCGTTTAACTTAACTACACAATAAAATGGCAGATATTACAGTTTTAGATACAGATGTTGACGAGGGATCGAACGCCGAAACCGCACGCGTCGAGGCTGGCGAAACTATGGCGGCCGGTACGGTGCTTTGGATCAACACGAGCACGGGGGCCGGCCATCCTTCTGATGGAGGAGACCTGACCAAGCCGCCAGCGGGCATCACGGTGAACCAAGGAAACACAGGCCAGGAGGTCAAATACCAATACGGCGGGGAAATCGAATTGGGGGACGCAGGCGCACCGCTAACGATTGGTATGCTGTACGTCGCATCTGCCGCAAATAACGGCAAGATTGCGCCTATAACGGATATTGTGGCCACGGAGGTCTACTATATCCTGGGATGGGCGAGAACGACGAAGATCCTCGTTATGAACCTGGTCAAGCCGACGGTTGCAAGGTCGGCATAACTAGCGGAGCGCGAACCGGAGGCGAACCATGGCCAAAGAGAGAAGCACTAGCACAATCACCGACCCCTCAACCGCGGGGATCTATTTTGACGGCCACAACTCGGCACTCGATCCGATCCGGATCGACCCGTCAACGCTGGAACTCTCGCAAAAGAGCGTAGTCACGAAGGCAGCGGGGAATGCGACCGTGGACGACGCGGACATCGGGAAGCACGTCGTAGTCGAGAGCAACGCCGCCGCGCAAACGGTCACATTGCCTGATATCGAAACTGTCGACATCGGGAAAGGGGTCACGGTGTATAATAAAGGCAGCGATGATATGACGCTCACCGCAGGGGGAGCGGACACCATCCTTGGGGACGCTACTGTTAGCGTGAATGAATTCGTCGAACTGTTTGTTTCAGCCGATGACGAGTGGATTGCTGGCGGAGGCGGAGGCGGGCTTGCGAATGTGGTCGAGGACACGACACCGCAAGCCGGCGGGGATTATGATCTGCAAACGTTTAAGCTCGTCGGCAACGGCGGCACCGAGGGGATCGAGATTGCATCTGACGGTGACGTTGCAATTGGGCATAGCTCGCCGCAGGGGCGGCTCGATATGGAGACTGCTAGCGGTGTTTGCTCGATGATTATGAATCGCAATCAGACGATGTCTGAGGATCAAGTCGGGGCGCGACTGAATTTTATGCACAACAATGCGAGTGTGGCTCGCATTGACACCGTTGCGGTGGGGGCGGGGAGCAATGGCACCGCCATTGCGTTTTTTACTCAGCCCGATGGCGGCGGAGGATTGGTAGAGAGATTACGGATTCAGGACGTAGGCGGCACAGAAATCTACGGCATCTTGTCTAGATCAACAACTGCCGGGATTACCGCATCGGGAACGCAATCGCAGGGCCAGCAGGCGCTGACGACCGACATCAACGAGGTCTCAACCGTCACGATAGCCAGCGACGTGGTGACCCTGCCAGCCGCGTCAGCAGGACGTGAGATTACTGTCATCAACAACGGTGCGAACACATTACAGATTTATCCTGCGTCCGGAGACGATCTGGGCGGAGGCGTGGACGCATCAACGACACTGGCAGCGGGGGTCAATGTCACCTTTACCGCATATGACGCAACTAACTGGATAGTGAAACAATAACAGCTCCATAATGAAAAACAAAAAACTGGCGGGGTTTTTCCTGCTCCTATTCGGACTCGTGGCGCTGCTATATGCGGCGGATAACGATGTCTGGGTCCAGCAAATGGACGGGACTAACCTCAAAACATTCATCCTCCCGGCAACCGCCAATGGATTGGTAGGGTTCGATGGTTCTAGCGATTTGGCAGTGCTTACGGATGTTACGGGGCTCACCAGTCTAGCGCTACCAAACGGGGCGGCACCGACAACGAACGCGACCGGTGAGATTGCTCTGGATACCACGATCACGGATCACCAGCCGCTGCTGCAATATTACGACGGCGGTGAGAACATGACTGCGATCGCCATCGATACGGCACAACTTCCCGCGCTGGATAACGAGATCGTGAAATATGATGCGGTTGCGGACAAATTCGTGCTGGAGGCGGATGCGGGAGCCGGGATTTCCAATGTCGTCGAGGACGCTTCCCCTCAACTTGGCGGCGGGCTGGATGTTAACACTAATGAGATCACCGGGGCAATTGATCTGCATAGCACGGGGGATTTGATTGTCGAATTAGGGGATGCCGCCGGGGTCAATGAGCTTAGTATCCGGGATTCTGGTGCGGTTGAGGTAGCCACCATTAATTCCGATGGCGACATTTCCGTTGTTACCCTCGACGCAAATGAATTTGTGATCAACGAGGCGGCTTCCGGGCCGACCGTTGCGGCGGGCGAGGGGGCAATTTGGATGGAAAATGCAGCGCCGAACTTGCCGCGATTTCGCGACGATACCAGCCAGGATTTTTATTTGCTACCCAGAGCCATCGCGATCGCCGATCTGGGCGATGCCGCAACGCCCAGCGTGATGACGAGTCCCGAGGCATCCAATACAATTCTGAGCAACTATCAATCGAGCGGAGCGGATCATGTGTTTACGTTGCCTGCTCCATTTACGAGCGGTGCAATCATGGTGACTGTCGGGGATGAATTCCAGATTGATCTAGAGCCAAGCGCTGGCGAGATTTTTTACCTAAATGGGACCGCGATGGCAGCCGATGAGCATATCCAGAATACAGCCGACACGCTGGGCGACACGATAACAGGCGCGTGCGTAAATATCAATGGAACGCTCCGATGGATGTGGAATTCGAGCAACGCAAACTGGGTGGAGGCGACACCGTGAAATTACTCCTTTTGCTGTTTCTGCCTGTTTGTTTGGGGTTTGTTGTGATCATCGGGAACACCGATGTTCCGAGCGGGGGAGCGGTAAGCCCGGGGTCGACTAATGTCGTTGCCTGGTATGATTTTGATGACACGGTCGGCGGTGAGGGCAATGATGATAGTCACAGTACCTTCGATCTCGCCACGATAGGCACAGAGCCGACCTACACGACAGGGGCAGTTGATTATGCAACTTGCGTATCGGGAGCCCCGGGAAACGCCTATACGCAGGCCACGTTGGATTCAAGCTGGGGCAATAGCGATGCCGACTGGAGCGTAGCAGTCCGATTCCGCCCGCAAGTCAGCTTGCAAAACAACTCTGATCTGACTCGTAGCAATGCGTCTAAATGGAAGTTTACCTATCAGAGTGCCGGTGGGGGAAGTTGGAGAGTACAAGGAGCCAATGTTGCCCAAACCGGCATTACTTCGCCCACTCCTGCCACGAATACCTGGTATTTGTTGGTGATCGTTCATGATGGGGGGGCGGAAGACGCGACTTATTACAGCTTTGACGGTGCTGCGTTGAGCACTACTATCGGAACTGGGGGAACTTACGGGACAGGGAACATGTTCATTGGTGCGCAGGACGGCACCAATACCGAAGACGTAGATTTCGACTGGATCGGGTATTTTGACGATCAGCTTACAGACGATGAAATTAGTTGGCTATATAATAGCGGCGGCACTCGCGCTTACTCGGATCTGTAATGCTCTGACCGAGTATTATATTGATCCGGACTATACTGGCACTGAATCCGGGACGGCGTCCCAGCCGTGGCAGGATCTCGACGGCCAGTGGACGACCATTAATACGTCGCTAGCCAGTGATGATGTGACAGTTTATTTTAGCGCCCGAGATGCCGGTTCTGATGTGCATCAAGCCACCACGACCAATATTCAAATAGAGCGGACCGATGCAGGGGCAAATCGGCTCACGCTTGACGGCATGGCTAAATATAATAGTAATGATTCAACCCCCTCATGGTCGTCCTATTCGGGCACGAGCAGATTTCAGGTAACGGCAACAAACCCGGTAACTACGCAAAATTCTGCTACGGAGGATCGGAGGGATTATGTGACTGTTAGGGGGATTCGGGCGATTGCCGTAGATGGTCAGTGTTTCTATCTCAAGTCGGTGCGTAATTGCATTTTGGAACACTGCTACGGGACATCTAACGTTGGCGCTACCACTGGCCCAGGAGTGCTTATTACATATGAGCCCAATACGGTAGCTAATGCGAATGCAACAAAGTGCCAGAATGTTACGGTCAGGAATTGCACGATCGAAAGCAATTATGGAGAGGGGCTCTATGTCAATGGGCCGAAGGAGACTTCTGACACGCATGGCATTGGTCCGTCCAATATCCAAATTCTGAACAATGTTTTTATCGATGTGGGCGCGCGGGGCGGCGAGGGAGACTCGATTGATATAAAAAATTATGTGTTCGATTGTGTCGTTCGCGGCAACTCCATTACGGGAGGGGAGATCGGTGTCACGTCGCACTCATCCGCGACAATTGAGCGGAATCTCATCATCACAAATGACGGAAGCGGGGCCAAGAGCGGCATCAGGGTCAATAACGGAGGCGCGTCGGAATATGCGACCGTGGATTCATCGTCTCTCACGGGTGCGATTGTCCGGAACAATATCATAATTGATCCAAGCGGCGTGGGTGTGCAGATAACGTCTAATGGGGATGACGCACCAGTGATGGATTACCATCAACGCGACGCGCTGGTCGAAAACAACACAATTTACGGGGGGACCAAATGCATTGTTGTTTCCTCGGAAACGACTGGAAACACGATTAATAACAATATTGGTGTTGAGTCCGATAATCAATGTTTTGATGCGGATGCGGGGACGGTCTCAACACATGATTACAATTTATTTTGGCGAACTGTTGGGGGAAATATAGTGCTTTTTGCTGGCAGTAATTACACCGCAGCAACCCTGACTGGGCTGGAGGCGAATTCTCAGACTACCGATCCCGCGTTTGTGGACGCAGGGACCCCTTATCAAGCGCACAAATTTAAGCTACAGGCGGGCTCTGATGCGATCGCGAATGGTTTGGATTTATCCGGATCGTTTACTACTGATTATTCGGGCGCGATTAGGGATGCAACATGGGAAATTGGAGCATGGGCCTATCTAGCAGAATTGAGAGCCCGGAGATTAACAGCTGGAACACTAACAATTGGACCATAACGTGAACTAACATCGAAGAGCAACTGAGAACCAACACTGGCGCGCTAAACACAGTGTTGACCGAACTCCACAAACTGAAAAATCAGGATGACTAACGAAGAGCACGCGTCAAAACTCGGGAAGGCTGTCGATGAGAACACCGCGACCGTTATTTCATTTCGAGAAGACATCAATGTCCTGGTGGAGCGCCTCGATGCCATGGAAATCAAGCTGAACGATATGGGTGCGCGGCTTGACGGGCTCATCGAGGACTTGCACAAGGTCGGCGAATGAGCGCAGAGCTCACGGCACGCTCTTGGGGCCGCGATCTCGATCGAGAGTTTGCCGCTATCCGCCGGGAAATAGGATCCGGCGGGAATCCGCACATTCCAGGCGAATACTCTCCATATTTTCGATGGGGCTCGGCCAGCGGGCACGGTAACGGCGAATCGCCCGTGACGCCGTTTGGCCCGCGTGGGCTTTTCAAAGCCGTCTACAGCTTGCCGGAAGCGCGAACAAAGGGGCTTCTGGCGCCGAAAGGCACGATCATCTTACAAGATGGGCGCTTCTTTCTGGCCGAGAAAAAATCAGCTTTCGAAGAAGCGCTTTACGATAAGTGGACTTACCCCGGGCAAACGATCGAAAGCCACGTAGGCGGGCTCCATTTCATGGGATTCAACACTGGATTTTCCGGCGGCGCCGTTGTCGAGCGGCTAGGAAACAACGGGCCTGCATTCCACATTGAGACGCCGGGGCACGGCAGCGGACATCATACCCGTTTCAGTGATTTCTGCATTCGGCTTCCGGAGTCGAGTGACCATGCGTGCGTCGACTGGGACCCAGGTTTCGAGACCGTAGCGAAAGGGATGCAAACATTCGGAGGTGGTGCGGGCTGGAAAATCTCTAGCGGAACCACTAACGCGCATTTCCTCCATTGCGCAGCTTCACGCCATTCGCGTTCGGACCGGTCCGGCGGGTTCGTGGTTGTCGAGCCTAACAATCCCATCGATGATCCGCATGGCGATCCGGACATTGATTCCACGGCCGTCGTTATCTCAATTCGCGACGCGCAGATTGACACGAGCGACCGGATTTTGGCGGGGCGATTTGGGCGCTCTGGGCATGTTACGATTGACACGGTAAAGCTCGAGGCGGCGGCAAAGTGGAAAGGCAAAAATTTCCACGACCTTGTTGAATGGCGGATCAAAAGCGAATTCCCCGAAAGCGGGCGCAACATGGGGCTGAAACTATCTGGAATCCATCTTAACGTTGCTTACCCGGTTCCCGTGCTCGTGAAGCAGCATGGCGGGAGAATGCCGATCAAGGCAAAAATCGAAATGATCAACTCGGGCGGGCGGCCGGCGTGGACACGTCGTTGGATGGATTGGAACAACGATGCGGGAGACGATTTCGACGCTCTAGCGGTCGGTTGGGACTCAACACAATGGAGACAAAAACAATGGGCATTGGGCCAATAGGATTGGGATCAGCCGGAGAGTGGGCGGCTGTGGCAATTGTGATTGTCTGCGCAATCGTGCTTGCATTCGTTGCATGGCAAATCTACCGGGGTAAATGAATCAACCATGCTTAGCTCGCAAATCTGCAACCGCTTACATTCTGTCAGTCGGAATTGCGCTAATTTGCGGCCCGCTTCTCGCGCTCCTTTTACGGGATTGGCTCGTGGCGTCCGTAAAAGAAGACCTTCCTCCGCCGTGGTTGATCGAGCGGCTGATGGAAGTCGAAACGCGCGTGCGAACACTCGAAATGAAAGAAAATGCCGACGCCAAGCTTGATTGAAAATCAGTATCTCAAGATGGGCACGTGGTGGGCAACCATTTGCGTTCTGGGAACGTGCGCGATCTTTATGTGGCGACTGAGCGCTAACGAGATCAAGGAAGATTTGGCCACGTCGTACCGATTCGAGACAATCGAAAAAGATCTGTCGTCGATGCGGTCAACTCTGATCGACGTTTCAGCCGGCGTGCAAATCCTTCGAGAGCGCACCTTCCGCGATAATCCGGACTACATCGGCAGACATCAATTGCGGCTGTTTTTCGAGGATGTGGCGCAAAAGAACAACCTTATGGACGTGCCAGACATCAATGATTCCAGATATGATTTCCCGAAATAACGAAACAAGTGTGCAAAAATTCGGTATCCTACTATGTGAGGTTCTTTTTTTGCTGCTTTTTGGCTCTTATCCTATTGTCTCTGATCGGGATCTGGCGCGAGCTCAAACTTCAGCGCGCAGACAAGCTCGAACTCCGCGCGGCACAGCGATCCGCGGCGCAATGGGAAGCCTATGCGCGATCTAGAATCAACCGAAAGGAACTAGCCGACGATGCCAGTAGCAGAAAAAATATTGTGGATGAATCTCAAAAACGGGGACAGCGCTAGCTATGGGCTCGCGGATACCCCGGGCATGATTTCGTGGACCGAGATTGCCTGGCAGAAAGCTGGCGATCGCGTCAAATTTACCGGTTCCGGGTTCCCCGCGGCCGTCTCTCCTTTGCCATATGAGACCGGACCGGGCGCGGAGCAGGGAATCATCGGAACGAGCCTGGAACCGCCGGAAAATGAATTCAGCGGCTATCTGACGATCTCCTGCCCGGAGGACAGCGGTCAGAGCCTAGATTTAGCGCTCGTTATCTTGGTGATTACCGGGATCACGTGAGAAATGGCATGGCATCCGAGTGCATAGATTATCAATGCCAATGCACAGACGCCCGATTGTGCCAATGCCGGCCGCTGACGATCGCGATGGGCGAATGGCCGCCGTCGCAGGCAAAACGCGACGAAGCGCCGGCTGAAAAAAGGCGGCGATTGCGGCGAGAGACCCGAGCAGGCTGGAGACTGGACCTTACGCGCGGCAGGGAAAAATGGGGATGAATCTAGCGATCTGGATGACGCTTGCGACATAGGTGAGGGTAGTGACAGGATTTGAGCGATCCGGAGCCGCGGGCTTTCGGCGGAACGTTGGGATGCCACCGCTTACCGCTGAGTATTTCTTGCCTCTCGGCCTCGGGGAGGTGCCAGAATTCGGATGCGGTCATCGTTATTCTGCCCAACTCAGGCAATCCTCGGTCGAGCATTTTCCCCAAACATGCCCATTATAGCCCGAATGTCGGATGTGTAGTTTGCCGAGACAGACCGGGCACTGGATGACGCCAACCCAGTCTTTGCCCTTGTGCTCCTCTCGAATCTGTGCGGTCGCTGCAACGCCCAGCATTGTCTTTTTGATGTGTTCTTTCCACATCTTCTCTTCTTGCTCGCACTCCGCCGGCGTCTTCCATTCGAGATGTGGGCAGGGGCATAGCGGTTGGCCATTGCGCTTCTCGGGATCGTGGTTGCGCCGGTAGCACGGGCGGCGGAGGTAGCATCCGGTTTGGCCCAGGGCTGCCAGCTTGACGACTTCGCGCAAGTCAACTTTCTCGCACTGCTCTTCCAGTTTCGGGTTCGAAATGTGGTGCTTACACCACATGGACGCCTGTTCTGCGATTGAGGGATTTTTCATCCGGCCAGAATAGACACAGCAAACTGCTCTGCAATCTTTTTTCACAAAAAGTCTTGATTAATGCGCGGCGGTGATTCATGCTTGGCGTGATGACATTCTTCCCATGCAGCAAATGCGATGGCGCCGGCGAAGTTCCGCTTCCGCCGGCGCTGGAAAAGACTCTCGCCGCCTTCGGCCGCGCCCGGGGATCCTTCTCGGCGCAGCAGATCCGGGAACGCCGGGCGGCACTCCTCGGGCCGGATTGCACGGTCAACAACGTAAGCAACCATCTTGCCCGACTGGACGATATCGGGCTGATCGAGTTTGTCGGGAAGAACGGGCGCCACAAGCTCTATAGGAGGGTATCATGACGGCTGACAAGATTTGGTTCTCGATCCCGCTTTCAGAGCGGCTCCTGCACCATCCGCATTTCGCGGAGGCGCGCCCAACGCTGAGTCCCGGTATAACGCCGAGGATTATGCGATGGGTGCACATGGGCGTTCATGAAGGGCTTCCGCCCGCGCTGCAATATATCGACATCTGGGGACTCATCAGAGTCCGCTGGTATTTTGTGACATGATATGGATAAGCAGTTGACACTATTCAAAGCCGAATCCGGGCCAGAGAAATATACATCAAAAGTCGCGGCTCCGATTTACGAGCCGAAGAACCCACAGCGACATACTGCAAAGCGTTCACTTCCGTTATGATGGCACCGAGTAGCGTTAAGGTTAGCATGATGAACAGTAGTAATCCGCGCATCCATCATACGATTGAATGGGGAAAAACCGTTCCTTGTATCATCAGCGAAAAGCACCGCAAATTTAAATGACCGCCGCGGACCTAGTAAAGCTTCAAGAGAATTTGTTGACCTCGGGACGACGAGGCGACGACCACGCTAAAGCGCTAAAC